AATATCATTATTACTATATATAATAGCGTCTACTAAGCCTGTTAACCCGTCACTTTGACTAACCGGTTTTAATATACTGTGTATGTTTAAGTCTTCTGCTTGAACAACTTCAACTACATCAACAGGCTGTGTTCTATTGAAAGTGCCTGTTCTATGCCATTCCATTAAAGGTTCCCAATCACTAGCTTGTGATAAATGAGCTGAGGTGTAAATGTCCCTACCTACAACTCTCATATTAATCTTCTTTAAAGGCTCAATTTCATTCTCAACTAAATCAGTTAATCTCTCTAACTCAACCCTTGCAGTTTTCTTAGCTTTATACAATGCTGTTATTGGGTCTGCGCTAAGCTTTACAATAAACTCTTTTTCACCTTTCTTCATTGTGAAGAAATCAACCCATCCAACATAGTCTAACTCCCATGCATCAGTATCTGGATGCTTTATCTCAGCCTTCACACGTACATTTGCGTTTGGTCCAAACTCACTAACAGTTGCGAATAAGAACTCAGCAGCTTCTCCAGTGAACTCTAATGCTCCACTTATTATAGTAGCTATGCCATGATAGTTAGGGTTCCTGACGAAACTCTTAACATCATCTTTCCAGTTCTTTGGTTCCAGTATTTCAAATGAATAACCATCGAACGTTATTGTATATCTTTTTCTTGGGTAAAACATTAGAATCGTTGTTGACTATTTAACCACAAAAGATGATCTATATCCTGTGGCTTTGGTAATTTTATCCAGTTATTTACTTTAGCTTTCTCAAAGCCTTTTCTTATAGCATCCTCTAAATCATACTTAGTAGTCATTTCCATTATAGGAGCTATTGACTGACTAGTTCTTCTTGCCCAATCAGCTTCTGATTTATATACTTTATCTCCTTTCTCAAAGAATGTCATTGTAGGAGTACTAGGCGTTACATAAGAACCTCTTTTACCTACTACTACTTCTGGTCTTCCACCATCACCTACTATACCTAAACCAGCTTTAGCACTATCAGTACCTGTTTTATATTTAGGAATTGGTTGAGCTGCTATAACTGCTGCTTGTAATGCGCCCATGATTAATACAGGTATTTGAGCCGCTAACCCAAAGATACCTACTTGCCCCCATACCTTAGATACAGCAACAGCAGTGTTCATTGCAACATTAGCTAAAGCTTGTGCTTTCTCTCCTTTGGCAATTTTTTGTCGTTGTTTTAATTCTTTAACTCGAAGTTTCTCAAGCTCTATTTTCTCTACTGCACGTATATCATTTTGGTGGTCCTTATCTCCTTCAGCTGCATCATACAACGCATCAAATTTCCTTTCAGTAGCTTCTATCTCAGCTTGTATATCTTCCAGTCTACGTTCTGCTAATGCATTACCAATATCGAATAAGCCATTCACTAAAGCTTTAGAGGCTTGTACGTATTGTTCTTCTAAGCGTATCTTCTTTTTTAAGAAATCTTCATAAGATAATATCTCTCCTTCTTGTAAAGCATCTACTACTTCCTGATATTCTTGTGCTAATTTCTCTGCACTCTGCCCGCCAAATAAATTAGATATAGGGAACTCAGGTGCTGCTAATGCAAAAAGCTTAGTCATTTGTTCTTGGAACCCTTCTGCTGCCGGAGCTAATCGTACCCCTACTTCTAAATCTGGTAATTCTATTAATTTAGAGAAATCTCCACTAGCTTGCTCTATTAACCCATCGAATAATTTAATCGCATTTAGATCTGTAAGCTGATCACGCATCTCTTGCAGAGAACCAATTACTCTTTGGTTAACTTCCAGTATTCCTTCAGCATTCTCATTATAAATATCATCTACTTTTTCTTTAGCCTTGATAGCTTTAGTAGTACCTTGTATTAAAGCTATTTGTCGTTTCCATATAGCTATCATTTCCTGAGACTGCCTTGCTCTTGCTACATCAACATCTGCATCAGTTAATTTAGTATCAACAAAATCTTGCTCTGCTTTTATAAGCTCTTGATAAAACTTAACAGTATAAGGCGTTTCACCTTGAGCCTTGTTAGCCTCTTCAATTGCTTTAGCTCTATCATTAATAGCTGTTATCTGATCAGTTAAAGCTTCTGTGGTTTGCGTTTCAATATCTAATTTAATTTGAGCTATCTCAACATCAATGCCTTGATCTTTTTGTAAGCCTTGTAATAGTATAGCTAAATCAGCTACAGCTTTAGCGTGTGTACTAGTGGCTCTGGATTGATCAGCAAGCAATTCGATGTTCTCATCACTCATTTTCAACCATGTAAATAACAATGGGTTTACGTAACTTAAGACTGTCCCTGTTCGTTGGAACCCATTCATTTGATCGAACGCTAATTGTAATTCAGTTATCTTCTCTATACCTTCAGTCACACTATTAAAGAAGCTAATAAATGTTTTACTTAATGTTCCTCCACCATTTTCTACTTCAAATATAAATTCTGTCCACGCTGTCCCTAGTCTTGACTGAGCTGCTGCAAGAGTATCAATACGTTCTCTTGATTGTATACCAAAAGCAATTTCAACTTGTCTAGCAAATTCCGGTAATACTTCACCAGATATCACTTCACCTTTCTTAAGCATTTCATCCAGGTCATTAACAGTAATTTCAATCTCAGGACGTAACTTATTCATTGTGTCTGCCATGATACCAAAGGCACCTGGTAGTCTCTCACCTAACTGTCTCCTTAATTCTTCTGTTGTAACCTTACCTTTTGAGAACATTTGTTCTAAAGCTAGGAATATACCTCTAGTCTCATCAGCTCTTAAACCTAACGTACCAGCGGCGTTAGACATAGATACGAATATCTCGCGCGTATCTTCTACCGTTACACCTGCTTGTTTTGCAGCCGCGAAGAACTTAACATACCTGTCAACCGATTCACCTAAGCTAGTACCAAATCGTTTTGATGTAGCTATTAAGAATCTCATAGACTCTTCAGTATCAAGACTTGACCTTGTTAATTTTTGTAGGGAGAATTTGAAGTTGTCTAATAGTATTAAAGTATCTTTTAGTTTACTGAATCCAGCAACCGCAGCTTTTAAAGCTATCCATATAGCTAGTACTTGTCCTGCAGCGGCTCTTAGGTTCTTAAAAGATAACGCTTGTTTCTTATTTGCTTTCTCAGCAGCCGCTGCAGCTTTCTTAGCCTCTAAGGCTGTTTTCTTTTTAGCAGCTTGTAATTCCTTTTCTAATTTAAGAGCTTTCTTTTTGACTACATTACTTCTCTTCTCTAAGTCTATTAAATCTTTCTTAGCTTTCTTAATATTAGCCTGATTCTCATTACCTGACAAGCCAAGCTTTCGAGCAAAAGCTAGTTTCTTAGTCTCTTCAGTAAGTATGCGAGTACTCTCCGCTGTTTGGTCAGTTATCTTTTTAACCTGTAACAACGCTTCTTTTACTTCCGCATCTATTATATCTATCGATCTAATTTTTTCGTCTGCCATGTCTCTTTCTTTGTTTTCTCGCTTGTTCTTTAACTACTGCTATCTTGTGTTTCAGTGCGTTACTATATCCTATATAGTCCATCACTGTTATTTGTCTAAAGTTACCAATAGGTTGTTCTAACTGTATAGCTAACTTCGCTAATACGTCATAAGCAGTTTGTGGTTTCTGCTTTTCCATAGGTGGTAACAAACTCCTTAATAATTTCATGGAGTTCCTCTTATTGGTTATAAGCTCGACAAGTTCTACTGTTTTTGAAATGTAATCTGTTGCTGTAAGTTCTACATTAAAATCCGCAACTATGTCTGCTATATCCTGATTGTATCCTGAATAGGTCAGTATAAGTAAACATGATTCTAATATATCTAAATCAATGTCTAGAAATTTTATTTGTTTCTCAGTGCCTCTTAGCACTATGTTGAGATACTTAAAGTATTCTATCTTTAAAGCATGAAAAGCATCACTATCTAAATTTAGTCCATCTCCACTATCTGCTAATAAACATTTATAGAAAGGCACATATAATATAGTATCTAAGCTGGGCTTTTTAGTTTCCCCTTTATCCATTTTGCTAAATAAGGTGTTAAGTGTTCCCTTTTCAATTTCCTTAAATTATCACCAGTCAATCCAAAGAATCTATTTGAATCAAATACTGGGTTATTAAGTATGTCTTCTATATCGGGGGTACTTGACCCTATTATAATCTCTTTCTCTGTAACTATCACGAACAGTCCTTTTTTAAGACCACCTGAACTAATCATTGTAAAAGGCTCCCCCGGCGATTTACTCGGATCAAATTGCTTTATATTTTTACCATAGAAACCTAAGTCTAGTCCCTCATAGTCAATGCTATCAACAAACAACTGCTCACTAACCATTTCTATTATAATATGGTTGTTTGCGCGTATAAAATCAAATAGAGACTTTTCTATAGCTTTTTGTGTTCCCCACTTAGCTATGTTCCTACTTAATTGTCTATAATGCATTATTTCTTTGCTTTCTTCTGGTCCGTTGGTTTAACTAGTGACATAAGTTTTTTAAAGTCCGGTTGACTGAGTCTATGTGAAAACATTGTAACCCATTCCTGTCTTGTATGCTTGGCCTCTATGTTTATATCCCAGATACCTATTTTAACTGATTTCATATTGCTTGTTTTAAAAAAAGGCTGAAGCTCGTGGACCGCAGCCTTTTTAATTAATCAAATAAAAACTCAAAAACTATATCGTAACTGCTACGATAGGAGCCTCTACTAATTTCCCTGATACACTAACTACTCCTGTACTTAAATTTCCAGATACAAGTCCTGTACCAACTAAAATGTAAACTCCTGCTACAACAGTGTGACTCGTTATACTGCCTCCAGTAAATACCCAGTCTCCAAATGCTAGAGTGTCAAACGTATCAACATTGTTACCAATCAAAGCTTTCACTTGTATTTCAGTAGCTGATGGTGTACCTTGAACCTCTAATTGAAGATTAAATATACCGTCTACAGTTTCAGGGTCCCAAGTTGGCTTGATAACCGCAGCATTCTCTTCAAACTCTTCATAATCTCTAAACGTGAGATCAGTCTGTGTGAATGGTGGTTTATCAGGCGTAGCACGATTCCTAATCGATACTTTGAACTCTGTTATGTCCTGACCTTTGATTTGTATTCCATCATTGTCATACAACCCAAGAACCTCTCCTTTTTCAGTGATTTCAAACACTTGCGTGTAGTCACCAGTTCGGTAAGATCTTAGAGCCGCGTGTGATGGTAAGCCTAGGTGGCTTTCAGCGGTCATTTTCTTAATTTCCTTTTGCGTCTCAAATGAGAAGTTACCAGTTTCATACTCGGTAGCCTCCGTATTATTATCCGCAACCTCATACACGTTAAATAACGGTACAAGATCTTTTGCAGTTATTGCAGTAGTCCAGTCAGCTAACGTCTTAAAAGATGTTAGTGTAGCAAACCTAAAAGCAGATTTAGCAACAGCAAGTCTGGTCGTAACGCCCTCGAGGCATTCTGAGTCAGACCCGGTGTTCTTCTGCGAAGAAGTAGCTCCTGAGCAAGATTCCACAATAATTGGCATAAATATTAATGGTTTCATATTTCTTATTAATTATTACATTTATGATTAAACTGAACAAAACCAGAGAAGCTTATCGCATCCCAAACATCTGTCCCTTCTATTTCCTCTTCAGTCTCGTAATTAAAATACCTAGTCTGAGTAGAAGAACTTAACTTAACCAACTTGGTTTTTCCATGTCTCATTAACTGTCTAACAACGTCAACAAATAACGGGTCAAGGACTTGTTCAAAAGTTGTTGTAGTCCTCTCCTTGTTACTCATATCTTTATTAGACAATGTTGCCATAACAATAGTTATAGGCGCCTCTGGGTGTGTATCTCCCGATACTGAGAATGGAGTAATAAGCCATACTAGTGGATATATGTTAGTTCCCTCTCGCCTTTTAAGCTTTAAGAACTTCAATAAGTCCGTTTTATTCCCGTAACTAAATACAGGACTGTATACCTTACTAGCAATCGTCATGTCAGCCAGATTACTGAATACATCCGTAAATACAGGGAATTCATTATCTGTTATCATAACCCAAATTGATTTGTGTTTCTAAAGTATGTTCCTACCCATTCTGGATAAGTTACCGCGTTAGCTGTCAAGTAAGTATATAATGAATCGAATGGTGAGTCCGCGTTACCATAGATTATCCCAGTTCCAACAACCTTTACGATTATCTTTTGTACAGGATTCTCTCCGAATAGCCACGGATGAGTATAAGCAAAATTACCAATTACCAAATCATACCATGTTCTCCACGCCAATGTCGATAGAGGGATATTTGATACTCGTTTCGTGTTCTCGCTTTTCAATTCTTTAGTTCCTATCCCAGTATATTGTGACTGGTCCATTCTATAGAAATGATAAAAGATATACGCTACGAGCGCGCGTTTAATACCGCGGAATTTTAGCTCACCATGATATAATACAGGATACTCAGCTGGAGCATCTGCTTTAAAACGATTCGCTTCTGCCGCATCAAACTCTTGCTTGAACAACGTTGCTAACTCATTACCTAAGATGATCTCTAAGGCCTCGTCCTCATATTGCTGTATAAAATCTACAACAAGAACTCCGTTACCAATAGTGTCACTTAAAGGTGCACTGTCGGTTATATTTGGAATATAAAAGTCTGCTACAAAATCTGAAGCCTTAGTTATGCTCATCTTATTTCAATTTACTTATTATCCTTATGCTCGTCTGCTTTCGCTAATTTATCAGCTGCAGCTTGCGCTAATTCCTCAGCTTTCGCTTTAGCACTCTTTACTAGAGCACCTTTCTTCACAAGCCCGTCTTTTACAGCTTGGTCTAAGGTTTTACCCTCGTCCATCTCCAGTTTCTTACCTTTACGGTACCATCCGAAAGGTTTTTCCACTGTTACGTTAAATCTTTTCATTCTTATATATTTAAAAGTTAAACAATATCCCCTAATTATGCTACAGCTTCTAAACCTAAAACGATAGTTGCAATGTCGTCGTAAATGAAAGCTTGCTGATCGAAGTTCTTAACAAAAGCATGGAACCTAGATTCACCTACCATTGTAAATTCATTCGAAATGAACTGAGCGTTAATCCAACCAATTCTCACTGAATAAGGTACCCAGTTTGTAATGTTGTATTTACTCATGTCTCCTACAAAGATTTTTCCTGCTGGAATCTTAGCCCAAGGCATAACCTTAGCTGCACCAATTTTAACATCGCTGAATAAACTAGCTTGAGGAAATAAAGGTAAACCTCTAGTGTCCTTAGCTGCAGAGATGTTCAAGAAATAATCTGTTGGGCTGATCATAGCAATGTCAGCTTCGTAACTTGACTCATCAACAAAATTGTGAGTTTCATAAATGTCGGTAACACATGCATTAAGCACGTCCATGAAATTTGAACCACCTAAAGCAAAAGCATCAGCCATTGCGCCTGCTGAGAATACTCTACCGTAAACAGTAGCTCCAGAAGGGTTAGCGCCAGTGCCATCTCCAAAATACATTTGGTTAGCTTTAAATAAATCATGTTTCTTTTTCAAAAAATCTTTTGCTACACTTTCCATTCGTGGGATATCACGTATTACCTCTTCAGATAATATCTCATACGCTGCAATCTTTTTAGGAGTTGCATAACGCGTTACCCAAGCGTGGTCAATTTGTGGTTTTGTACCACCTTCAGCTACACCTGCATAACCTCCTTCTTTTGGAGCAACTTCGGTGTATGGAAAACTCATCTGGTCAGTATTAAATGACTGAGCTAAGTTTATAAGTTTTTGATCGTTACGCAAGTTCACGTTGTTCAATCTAGCATTCTGATTTGCATCAGCGCCAGTAGACGTACCACTTGCTGTTGACATATCACCCACAGCCTTCGGTGTGAATAACATATTTCCTGAGCCCTTCTCATACAGGTCCTGTATGTCTTGGTGCTTCTCAGTCAACCATGAATTGATTTCTTTTCCAAAATCATCGGTTTCTCTTTGTTGGAGTTTCTCATTGATTTCAACAAGAGCTTCTCCCTGCGTTTTGATATCCTCATGTAACTTGAGTACAGTATCTTTCGACGCTAGTTTCTCAGTACCTTTGTTGATATCTGCCAACTCATTGGTTAACCCTTCGAACTTTTTGTCCAAGCCAGCCTTGATGGCAATAATTTCATCTTTCTCCATTGATATGGGGTTTAAGTGTTAATAAATAATTTAATCGCCTCCAGTGTCTTATCAACGGCTGGAATTTCTTCTACTTGAGTGACAATTGCTTTCGGCTCAAGTGTCGGTGTTATTGCATTGCTTCCATCTACTACTGCAGAGCCTTCTTTTATTTTAGCCTCATATACAGCGTAGAAGAAGCCGTCTTTTTCAACTTCTTTTTTGTTAAGTATTTTGTCAATGTGTTTGTCATATTCTGCTTTAGCTTCTTTAGCTTCATCCTCCTTACTATCTAAAGCCATTTTAATAGATACATAATACATTCCAACAGAATGATTATCTACGTTACCTTCTTTATACTCCTTAAACATTTGTGGATGTCTATCTTGCTTAATAGTAGAATCAAATACTACTGCTTGAGTTTCTCCTTCAGCATCTATTCCTAAGTCTTTCCATGCATATGTTTTATTGAACGCGCGTAAATCATCTTTATCAGATATAATATCCTCAAAACGATTACCGTGCTGGTCCATATGCTTGATACGTTTGTTTTCTCTAAGAGATTTCTTAAATAAACCATCGATGTGTACGTCCTTATGGGAATCTCTTACCATTGTAGTGTTTACAATCAATCTGCGCTTAATAACAGTGTCTGTATCGCTAGTAGCTTTATTAACACCTTTCTCAATTAAAGGTATTGCCATAAATGCACATGCATCCGCAGTTTTAAACTCGTTCTTCTTTGCATCAACTAAATCTGCCATATGCTCTATTAAAAAGCTATGTAACTCACCTTTAGTCTCAAATTTAGGTATCTTCATCTTATTTAGTTATTAGTTCGTTATTATGCTGCTTCGTCATCTTCTTCTTCATCATTTCCTGCGCTTGCTTGAGTGTTGGAACCTGCCGTTTCTGCTGGTCCTTCGATGTCTTGTCTTTCATCTAGTGTCATTGTTGCTGGAAATTCCGTAAGCTCTAAAGCTTCTTTCTCAGGAACCCCTGTTTTTAGTAAATCGTTTAAAGCTTTCGCTCTTGAGGATACTGCTTCCCATTTTTCTTTTAGGATATATTGCATTATCGGCATGTGGTCGTATGTACCAATGAGCTCTTCAGTCTCTTCTAGCACACTTACGTTAAAGGTCTCCGTGACATCATTCATTATTGATTGTATACCATTCTGAATGTAAGAGGTCATCGACTCTTTGAAGTTGTTATATGTTGTCTTTTTAGCTTCTAGACTTAATATATCTTTTGGTATCTGCAATGCTGTGTAAACGATATTCCCGTCTACCTTTGTGCTTTCGTCTAAACCTAAATCCCTTAATGCGATATGCATTGATTTCCATAAAACATTTGCTTTAGTTATGAACGCGCGTTTACGCCCGAGTGCAAGCCCATACCCGTTATTAAATATACCCTCCGCATCTGCTTTCTCTTCAGGCTTCAATGAATATCCTTCTCCCGGAGCTCCACTTAGCATTTCCTTACCGTTAGACTTCAATATAATGTTCTTA